AAGATATGATCCAGTCCGGTGAGAGCCAGAACCTCATGTTCTCCGGCTCTGCTGGCACTGGTAAAACCACGGTTGCACGAGCGATCTGCAACGAGTTGAACGCAGATCACATTGTGATTAACTGCTCGGAGAGTGGCAACATTGACACGCTTCGGACAACGATTCGTGACTTCGCAAGCACAGTGTCACTCAACGGAGGTAAGAAGGTTGTCATCCTTGATGAATTTGATTATTCAAACGCTAACTCTATCCAACCCGCACTTCGGGGAGCGATTGAGGAATTTGCTGATAATTGCCGCTTTATATTGACATGCAACTACAAGAATCGAATCATTGAACCGATTCATTCTCGATGCACCAATGTGGAGTTCCGTATTCCAGCGAAGGAAAAGCCGTCTATCGCTTCGCAGATGATGAAGCGTTGTGGATCTATTCTCGATGGGGAAGGGATTAAATACGATCCTAAAGTCCTTGCCGAACTGATCATGCGATACTTCCCAGACTTCCGACGAGTTATCAATGAACTCCAGCGATATTCTGTTGCTGGCGAGATTGATGTTGGTATTCTGAGCCGTATTGGTGAGATCCATGTCAGCGATCTGATGACTCACATGAAGGAGAAAAACTTCAAGGAGGCACGGAAGTGGGTTGTCGAAAATCTCGACAACAGTGTGACGGATCTGATGCGAAAGATTTATGAAGCGATGTATTCTAATCTTAAGGAGTCTTCCATTCCACAAGCGATTGTGATTCTTGGTGAGTATCAATACAAAGCGGCTCATGTTGCCGATCAAGAGATCAATCTTGTTGCTTGTATTGTTGAGTTGATGTCCTCTTGCGAGTTCAAATAACATTTTTTCCTAAATACGGTGTAATTGGAGAATATAATGAAGTTAAGTGAGACACTAAAAACAATTAATTACACAAAAGAGAATCTCATGCTAGAGGATCCGCTGACGGAATCTCAGTATGCTCCTTTCATTGTAAACAAATGTTTGTCTTATTTTACCGACACCATTCTTCATGCGAATGAGATTAATCGTAATGCTCATTTGGATAACCGACTACAATATGATTATTACCTTCATGCTGTGCGAAAACGAAAGCGTTTCTCACGGTGGGATAAAAATGATAAGTCATCTAAGTTTGAAGTCGTAAAAGAATACTTTGGGTATTCAGATAGGAAAACACAGGAAGTTGTGGATCTGATCTCCGATGAGCAGTTAGTAGAAATTAAAAAACTGATAGACACCGGAGAGAAAAAGTGAATGAAGAAGATGACATTTTTAACGGACTTGGCATTGAGATAGAGTTAAAAGAGAGAGATGATTTTCTCAAAGTAAAAGAAACTTTAACTCGGATAGGTGTCTCCTCTCGAAAAGATAATAAATTGTATCAATCATGTCACATACTTCACAAACGTGGGAGGTATGTGATTTTACATTTCAAAGAATTATTTGAACTCGATGGACTCGAAAGCGACATCACCGATGAGGATTTGGGTAGAAGAAACACCATTGTTTCTTTATTGGAGGAGTGGGATTTACTTAAAATCATAGATGTGGAGGATGCTCAGGAGCCAAAAGTTAGTTTGGCAAAAATGAAAATTATCCCCTTCAAGGATAAAAATAATTGGCAACTTATTCCAAAATACCATATTGGCAAAAAGAGGTAATTATGAAATCAATTATTGTGAGTTATTTTAGTGATGTTGGTGATTCCACTTATTATTCTGATCACGGAAAAAGATTGAGCAAAGAATTAGAAACACTTGGGGACAGATATAGCATCGTTGGTCTTAAGGGGCATAACGATTATAGGGCAAACTGTTTATCAAAGCCCTTGTTTATTCGAGAGATGTATCACAAATACAAACAAAATATTGTTTGGCTTGATGTTGATTCTTTGGTTCACAAAAGTTTAGAAATGTTTGATTGGTGTTTGGAACGAGCAAAAGTAACTTGTGTTTCACATCACGATGCCCACCAAAAAGTTGCTCCTCAACAAGTCACCATGATGAAAGCATCTCCCATTGGATTTCAATATTGTGATGAAGTTACCGAGTTTATTGATGCTTGGGTGATAGATTGTCAAGATGATGCAAAAAATGGTGGTAACAATTTTGATCATGAAGTTCTGT